ACTTTGAATATGATTGATAGATTAGCTGATAAGACTGACATCGTAGATATGTGGTACCCTAAAGATGGTCATGTTGGTATTCACTTTTACAAAGATGCTATGGCAAGAAGATTAGATAGTGACGTATTAAATGACTTCAATAGAAGAAATGGTTTCGATGATTACAGACCGTCTGATTGGAGAACATTTGATGATTGGGCTGCTGATATGGATGATGTGGTAATATTCTAACATAGCCCATCTGGGCTATAAAGATATACTCCAGATGGGCTATATGTTTATAGCCCAAAAAACTTTAAAAAAACTTAAAAAACCTGTTGCCATTTTAAGCAAACCATGTTATAATGTATGTATAAGAAATAAAAAATATAGGAGCTTTAATATGATTATAACAACAATTACTACAGAAGAATCAATCAGAAATGCTAAAATTGCTGCATCTAAAATCGTCGCTGAGGCTAAAGCAGCAAGATTAGGAAATAACTATAAAGTAAAATTTCATCCATATTGCGGTCGTTATGTTGTTATGGAAGCTGATCATGAAATGCCATCAGCAGGATATTGGGAGAGTTAATTGTGGCTAAGAATAAAGACGTTGTAAGCAAAGGTATGTGGTGTTCACCACCTGATAAAAATGGCAAGTGTGAATGCATACCATTTGCTGATTACTTAAAAATGAGTGATGCTGAGAAACAGCATTTTAATAGACAAAGAAATAGTTGACATTTATTTCAAAATAGGGTATAATATATAATATGATTGACATTATGAAAGATTTTATTGAACAGGCCATTGCTAAAAAAGAGAACATTAATAGCGATGGATCGATTAATTGGAATTACGTGGATTCAGATGTTTATATAGAGATGTATAAAAATAAGATCCCATGCTCGCAAAAAGAGTATTACGAGGTATTTGATTATTTGGTTAGTAGGAGATAGGATGGAATTCACATACGTAGAAGCTTTAATCGTATTATTAATGGTCGGAGCTTTCTGGAAGTTTACACAGGTTGAAAATGAAATCACAGAATGTAAACAAGTTATCACACATTTAATGTTGGAGCAAATAAATGACAGAAACACAAAAGACTAATTTGTATTTAAGAGAACAAGGACGTTTCTTTACAGCAGGATTCTTTGATGCGAAGCGAGGTGAGAAATCACAAGTTGATGCCGCTGATGTTGGATCTATTCAAGACCAATATCTTAAAGGGTATGCAGCAGGAAAGATTGATGTTAGTTAAAAGTAATAACCCCGAAGTATTTAAAGAAATCAATAAAGGTAAATCTCTTCTAGAGCTTTATACAGAGGTAAAGGAGGAAAAAGATAAGTATAAAGCATTATACGAAGAATTAATGGAGAGAGTACATGACCAGCTTTGATTTTGGATTTACACTTGTCGATGAGGAAGAATTAGATTCAGTACAACAATTATCTACCTCATCAGATAAGACACAAGCTAAATTGGATAAGTTATATAACGCTATCACACCACTATTAAACAATTTAAAGGCAAACCCTGAAAAGGAATACATCAAATGGCCTGATCGTATTGCTAAGGTTGAAGCCTTTGAAGAACACCTTTTACAAATATATAAATCATGACACGAATTGAAAAACTAAAACATGAAGCAAGACAACGTCGTTTAGCCGGGAAATCTAAGTTAAAGATTTCTATGGCTGCACACGGTTTAATCGAGTTACCTGAGGAAGAATTGGGTAAGCTTAAAACAAAACGTAATGATAAGGCCTTGGATCGAATGATGAATCGCCTCGGTAATATTGAAGAGGGCAGTGCCTATATTCCATCTTCGAAGGAAGAGGACCTTAATGATTGGAGAGATCATTTTGAAAAAACGTAAACAACTGGGATTGGCAGGAGCACCTACTGAAGGTTCTTTCGATATATTTAAAGCGTATCTTCATCAAGAATGTGATTCTAAAGATTATGCAGAAGTAGTTCGTAATTATGTTAAACGCAATTACTCTAAAGAAGAGGCTGCTGATATTTTAAAAGTCCCCACCTATGAATATGCTACCTCACATACAGCAGGATTCTGTTATTGGCAAACTTTAAATAATGAATTTACTGGACGTTATGAAAATGCTTTAAATTATCTTAAAGATAAATTTGAAGAACTTAGATTAAAGGGAAGTCAAATAAAGGTAGTTGATAAACCAAAGTCTGCGATTACCCCGATCATGCGCCAACAATATCATGTATATGCAACAGTTCTGGACGACTTATACAGAATAGAAGATAAGTGGCATGTTAATGAAGAAATGAAGTATGATTTATATCGCAATTGTATAATCCATGATATTAAACGATTTGATGAAATTGAGCAATGGATTAATGAACATCTATTAGATTATAGAGCTGTCATTAACAAAGAAGATGAACAGATTATGGAAGCCTATGCGCATATTAAGACGGCTACTATTAAAAAGAGAATTAAACAGTTAGAGGGTTTCTTAAGCGATATTAATAATTTAAAACAATCTAAAAGAGCGGTTAGAAAGGTATCTGTTAAGAAAGTAAAGACCGCCGATAAACAAGTTGAAAAGTTAAAGTATCAGAAAGAGAATATGGAATTTAAATTAACTTCCATTATTCCAATGAGAATACCTGGTAAGATGAATTTATATACTTTTAATACTAAGACTAGACAACTAACAGTATTCATTTCAGAGTCTCCAGATGGTTTGATGGTATCTGGTTCTACTATTAAGAAGTTTGATAAAACAAAATCAGTTGTCTTTAAGCTTCGTAAACCAGAAGATATCATACCTCAGATTATGAGTAAGACACCAAAGCAAATATTAAAATTAATTGATTCAATCAAGGCTGTTAAGAAGAGCCCTACAGGACGTATTAATGATCAGACTATATTATTAAGGATTAAGTGATGGAAGAAAAAGATATAAACAAAAGACATTTTTCAAGAATGGTAGAGAACTTTGTATTAACACACAGAGATACTTCTTATATGGATGCTATTATATTATTGTGTGAAGATAATGAAATTGATCCTCGTGATACTAAAAGACTATTAAACAAACAAATAATAGAGCGCCTTGAAATTGAAGCTATGGATTTAAATTTAATTGAGCAAAGTAGTAGTTATAAACTTCCTATTTAACAGTTGCCTTTTATATCAAAATAATATATAATATATTATATGGATGGATTCGAAGCTTATCAATACTCATTAGCTGTTAAGATGCATTTTACTCAACCAGGGTATGATGCATTTAAATATAATTTTAAAACTAGAGCCAATCAAAAGAGTTATTGGGGAAGGCCTGATAAATACCAGTTAACAAAGATTGGTAAGAGATTTAAGAATCAGAGAGAAATTATACAATATTTTGCCGCACACCAAGTAGAAGGTAATACTTGGGTGGGTGATATGATTCGTGATGAAGAAACATATCGTAAGTTTTTAGGGAGGATGGATAGTCTTTCTTATAACTTTAAAAATGAATTAGAAGAATTGTCTGAATATCATTTAGATGAATTATTGACTACTAAAGATAGTAATTACCCAATGATCATCCAGAAATATTTAGAGGATAGTGTATCACTGGAAACAGTATGCATTTTAAATTCGTTAACTTCTTTTATGGAAGATGCGAATAAAAATATATCAGAGACCATACTGTGGCCTGATATATATAATCGGATAGTTAAATTCGAACCCTTTATAGATTTTGATAATAATAAATTTATAAAGATCGTGTTTTCTATCTTTACATCATAATACAAAGATATACAAATATATACAAGGAGAAAAATATGTCATTTGAAGCGTTAAAACAAAAAGCAATGAGCATGGACTCATTAGTTCAACAAGCAGAGCAAGCCTCTGGTACGAAATCCAATAAAAACTATGGCGATGATCGTCTCTGGAAGCCCTCAGTCGATAAGGCTGGTAATGGTTATGCGGTTATTCGATTCTTACCGGCGGTTGAAGGTGACCAATTGCTTGGGCTCAGTACTGGGATCATTTCTTTCAAGGTCCTACTGGTCAGTGGTATGTAGAGAAATCTCTAACTACTTTAGGTAAGGATGATCCTGTATCAGAGTTGAACTCGCAATTGTGGGCAACTGGTTCGAAGGAGAATCAGGATATCGTACGTAAAAGAAAGAGACGTTTACATTATGTGTCTAACATCTATGTTGTATCAGATCCAGCTAATCCAGAAAATGAAGGGAAGGTTTTCCTTTATGAATATGGAAAGAAAATATTTGATAAAATCATGGATTCAATGCAACCTCAATATGATGATGAAACACCTGTTAATCCATTCGATCTATGGAAGGGTGCGGATTTTAAAATTAAGATTGCGCAAGTAGCAGGTTTCAGAAACTATGACCGTTCAGAATTTGCAGCTCCATCAGCATTGTCAGAAGATGATGGTGAGTTAGAAGCTATTTACAATAAAGAATACTCATTGAAAGAGTTTACTGATCCTAGTTCATTTAAATCATATGATGAATTAAAG